CACTTTACAGATGAACACAAAACTCCTTACCATGCTACATTTAGTAATGAGAGTAAGTATGCAACAAAACATGCACCAGCTTGGAATAAGCATGACCAGTTAGTAACTCCTAAAGGTCAAGTAGTATATTCTGAAGTTGGTGGTATTGGTGGATAAGGGAAATAAATGGAACTAGACTACAAGCAAGGTACTGCCTTTTTACTTTCATCTCCTAACATTGCAGATGATATGGATGAACAACAACTAACTACCATTGGTACTAAGGTTGTTCGTGAGTTTGATATGGATAAAGAATCCCGTCAAGACTGGGAACACAAGATGGATGAGAGTATGAAACTTGCTCTCCAAGTTGTTGAACAGAAATCCTTTCCTTGGGCTGGAGCTTCTAATGTTAAGTTTCCTCTTATTACTATTGCTGCCTTACAGTTTCATGCAAGGGCTTACCCTGCTTTAATTACTGGTACAGACTTAGTTAAATGTCGTATCAATGGTGATGATGTAGATGGTATGAAGGCTCTACGAGCTAAACGTGTTGAAGACCATATGTCCTATCAACTGTTAGAACAAGATGAAGCTTGGGAAGACCAAATGGATAAGGTATTAATTACCACACCTATTATTGGTTGTTCATTTAAAAAGACCTACTGGTCTCCTAGACACAAGTGTAACATCTCTGATATGGTGTTAGCTAAAGATTTGGTTGTAGACTACTGGACTAAAAGTTTAGATACTGCTAACCGTATTACACATATTTTATATATGAGTAAGAATGATATACACGAACGTACAGTTCGTGGTTTATTTACTAAAACAGAGTTAGGTCAATCACGTAGTTTAGAACCTAATGAATCAAGAGATAAAGCTCAGGGTGTTCACCCAGCTTCACAAGACCCAGATACCCCTTATGAAATACTAGAGCAGCATCGTTACCTAGACTTAGATGGTGATGGTTATGCAGAGCCATACATTGTAACTGTACATAAAGAATCTAAAAAAGTATTACGCATTGTAGCTAACTACTTTGAAAGTTCTATTGAAAAACATCGTGGTAAAATTGTATTCATTAAACCAGAACAATACTTTACTAAATTTAGTTTTATCCCCTCACCTGATGGAGGCTTTTATGACCTTGGTTTTGGAGTATTACTTGGCCCTCTTAACGAGTCTATTAATACTATTATCAATCAGCTTATGGATGCTGGTACTATGGCCAATACTGCTGGAGGCTTTCTGGGACGTGGTCTTAAGATTCGCGGTGGCAATCAATCGTTTGCTCCCTTAGAGTGGAAACATGTAGAAACTACAGGTGATGACATTCGTAAGAATGTATTCCCTTTACCTGTACGTGAACCAAGTCAAGTGCTATTTACCTTACTTAATTTATTAATTGGGTATGGTGAACGTATTGGTTCTGCTACTGATGTTATGGTAGGTGAGAACCCAGGTCAGAACACTCCTGCTGAAACTAGTCGTAATATGGTTGAGCAAGGTATGAAGATTTTCTCTGGTATCTTTAAACGTGTACACCGTTCTCTTAAACAAGAGTTTAAAAAGCAATACCGTTTAAATCAACTTTACTTAGCACCTGAGACTACTTTTGGTTCTAAGAAAATTATCATTGAAGACTATCAAGGTCCTATTGAAGATATTAGTCCTGCTTCAGACCCTAACGTAGTTTCAGATTCACAACGTCTAATGCAAGCTTCAGCTGTACTAGCTGCTGCTAGACAGTCTCCAGGTTACAACCTACATGAAGTAAACTTACGTTACCTAGAGGCATTAAAAGTATCAGATATAGATAAGATATTACCAGACCCTAAAGGACCTAATGCAGTTCCTCCTCCACAGAATCCTAAGGTTCAAATTGAACAACTTAAGGCTCAAGTGAAGCAAGCTGATATGCAACTTAAGGGTAAGATAGCAGCAATGAAGTTGGCACAAGAATCAGAAGTAAAACAAGCTACAGTAGTTAAGTTGCAAGCTGAGGCAGTAAAACTTATGGCAGAAGCTCAAGGTGTTGATACTGGACATAGGATTGCTTTACTCAATACTCAGATTGGGTTGGAGAAGTCTCATAGAGACCATCTAATGAAGCAAGCAGAGATGATGATGAAAGCGTTTGAAATAGATAGTAATAACCAAAGAGAGGAAGCAAATGATTCTAACACAGGTGGAGTTCCAGGAATGGACTCAGCATCCAGTAACCAAGGCGTTCTTTAAGTCTTTATTAAATAGCAGAGAAGAACTAAAAGAGAACCTAGTTGCAGGTTCGTATGACAACATTGAAGAAATTAAAGGTCGATGTGCAGCAGTTGTAAACATAGTTAATGTAAACTATGAAGATATGATGGAAGGGCTTAACTATGATAAACAATAGTGGCATTACTCCAGTAGGACATAGGTTGTTAGTACAACCCCTAGCCCTAGAAGAAGTATCAGTAGGAGGTATTATACTTTCTAAAGATACAGTAGATATGGAACGACTTGCTCAGATGCGAGGTACGGTTATTGAACTAGGCACTACAGCTTACTCAGACCAACCAAGTGCTTGGTGTAAGGTAGGAGACCTTATTACTTTTGGTAAGTATTCAGGTTTGATTTACAAAGGTAAAGAGACAGCAGATAATTTAGAGTACCGTGTCATTAATGATTTAGATGTGGTAGCTATACATAAGGAAGGTTTATAATGAGTGAAGATAACGTAGAAGTTAATGTTGAAGTTGAAAAGAATGCACGTCATTTCGGATGGGTCTCTAAAGAAGAGTTCCGAGGTAATGAGGCAGACTGGGTAGATGCAGAGACTTTTGAGAAACGTGGTAAGGAAATTAATCCTATCTTACGTGCTAACAATGACCGACTTAAAAAAGAACTAGAAGTCACACGTCAGAAGCACGATAGTGAGATTGCAGAACTAAAGGCTGCAACAGAAGAGTTTAAAACTTTTCAAAAGGAATCCTTTGAACGTAAACAAAAGCAACTCCAAGATGAACTATTAAGTTTAAAAGACCAACGTAAAGAAGCTATCCGTGAAGGTGATGCTGACTTGGTTGTTGAGTTAGAAGACCGTATTGAAGATTTAAAAGAAGAGAAGTCTAAGAAAGTAGAACCAGTAGTTCCTCAAGTACCACTACGGACAGAAGAGCAGTTTGACCCTTCTCTGGCTGATTGGTTAGGAGAGAACAAATGGTTTGGTGGTGAGGTTGAGGCAACTGAGATTGCTAATGCCCTTGGTTCAGCAGTACGAAAACAATTCCCTGAACTAACAGGAAAAGCTTTCTTAGATAAACTTGATGAGAAATTGAAACAAAGAATACCAGAGTTATATGAAAATCCCAATCAATCACGTAATAGTGTAGATAGTTCTACCACAAGAGGTAGCTCATCAATTAAGAAGCAAAGCTATGATAATCTTCCAGCAGATGCGAAAGCAGCATGTGATAAGTTTATTAAGCAAGGGCTTTTTAAAACAAAACAAGAATACGTTGATTCATACGATTGGTCTTAAGGAGATAAGCATGGCACAAGCATTAACATTAGAACAGAAAAAAGAGAAAGCATTAGCAGTAAGGTCTACAGCTGACCGTCTTGGTACAGGTACTGAGCGTAAGCGGAATGTCTTTAATGGTACAGAAGGTAAACTAACTATTGAACATCAAATAGAAGGTTACCACTTACATATATTTAATGACAGTCCTGGTCGTATTGCAAGTGCACAATCTGGTGGTTATGAATTTGTTAGCCCTGACGAGGTTGGTGGTACACGTGAGAACGTTGTTTCTCGTAACACTGATGTCGGAGATAAGGTTAGATTTTTAGTTGGACGTAGTGAAGATGGTAAAGAACCTCAGTATGCCTACTTGATGAAAGTTAAACAAGAGTGGTATGAGGAAGACCAACAAGCTGTTCAAGCTAAAGTAAATGCTACAGATGATGCAATTCGTAATGGTAAGGCTTCTTCAGAATCTACTGAAGGTTTCTATACCCCTAAGGGTGGCATTAAAATGAATCAATCAAACAAATTTTAAGGAGTAATATATGGCGAATATCAATCGTCCTAAGGGCCTGAGCCCTGTTCAAAACTCAGATGGTAGTGCGTGGACCCAAGGTGCAACACTATACTCAATCCCAACAGATGCTTCAAACACATATGCAATTGGTGACATTGTTATGGCAGCTGCTGGTTCAGATGCTAATGGTGTTCCTAACATCATTAAATGGACAGGTGTAGTTGGTGTATCTACTTTACCATTAGGTGTTATTGTAGGTATCCGTGTAGCGGATGCTGGTACTTCATTAGTAGGTAACTCTCTATCATTAGAAAAAACTTACTTACCTTTATCAGCAGGTCAACACTACGCTTTTGTAGTTACAGACCCTACTACTGTATTTGAAATCCAAGGTGACTCTACTGTATGGGCTGCTGCTAATGCAAACCAAAACGTAAACGTTACTGTAACTGCTAACCAAACAACTCTAGGTAATGGTGCTCCATACTCATCTACTGTTGCTACTGGTCCAGCTACAACGCTTTCATTGCCATTGCAAGTTGCTGGTATCATCCAACGTCCAGATAATGGATTTGGTGCTTACGCTGCATTGTTAGTACGTTTCAATGTACATAACTTTGTTGGTGCTGCAACAGGCCGTACTGGCGTTTAATAGATAATAATAGGAGAATTATATGGCAGGTTTAATTAGTACCGCAAGTCATCCGAAGGCCCTCTGGCCTGGTATCAAACAATGGTGGGGTCAGGTTTATGACGAACATGCAGTAGAGTATACTGACTTATTCGATTCAGAAACATCTGGTCAAAACTATGAAGAAGATGTACAACTTACAGGCTTCGGTCTAGCTTCTGTTAAACCAGAAGGTCAAGGTGTACAATACGATTCAGAAGTACAAGGCTTCACTACTCGCTACACACACGTTGCTTACTCTACTGGTTACATCGTAACTAAAGAAGAGTTAGATGACAACTTGTATGAAGCTGTTAGTCGTCGTCGTGCTGCTGCATTGGCTATGTCTTTCCGTCAAACTAAAGAGAACGTTGCTGCTAATGTATACAACCGTGCATTCAACGGTTCATACACAGGTGGTGATAATACATCTTTAGCTAACGTAGCTCACCCTAACACATCAGGTGGTACATGGGCTAACCGTCCAACAGTTGATGTTGACTTGTCTGAGAGTGCTTTAGAAGATGCGGTCATTGCAATTATGGGTCTTCAAAATGACCGTGGTTTGTTGATTAACATCATGCCACACACTTTGATTATTGCCCGTCAAGAGTTAATGAATGCTCAACGTATTCTTAAATCTTCATACCAAACAGGTAATGCTAATAATGATATTAACGTAATCAAATCTGGTAACTATATTCCAGGTGGTTTCAAAGTTAATCATTACTTAACTTCACCTCACGCTTGGTTTATCCGTAATACTATTCCTGGTAAAACAGGTATGAAGTATTATGAGCGTACTGGTATTACTTTTGACCAAGACAATGACTTTGATACAATGAACATGAAGGCTAAAGGCTACGAACGTTATTCATTCGGTTGGTCTGACCCTCGTGCTATCTGGGGCGTTAATGGTCCGTAGTAAAGGTATTTAGAAATACCTCTTGACATTAGTCGAGAATTAGTGTAGTATATATTGAATGAGCTTTAGGTGTAAAATACTTATGTAAGTCTCACTCTTTATTAAAGGAAATATATGTCATACGAACGTGAGAAAGAAAAGGGCAAACGCCCAGAACCAAACTCTAAATAAAGATTTACTCCAATGACGACCTAATGGGTCGTTGTTTAATACAACGTCAAAGGATATTAATATGTCAGCTCCAAGTCGCTTCTTAAGCGGTGTTGCCACCGTTCCAGCTTCAACTCCATTGGGTAACTACCCATTCCCAGACCCATTCCACACATCAGGTAATCCTAGTTTAGATGTCATAACTTATGCAAATGATTTTTTAGATTTAGGTAATGCTGCCTCTCGTACAATTACGGGTGCATCATCAACCTTTGCTCTTGTAGATGGTGTAGGTGGTATTGGTACCCTTACTCCAGGTGGTACAACTACTGCCTCTAGTATCTACCGTACAGCAGCTGCCTTTCAGTTTATTGCTGGTAATAAATTCTGGTTTGTACAACGTGTTAAATACAGTGCTGTAGGTACTGGTATCACTGGTTACTTCGGTGTGATTAAAACAGGTGCTGCAACTACTGATAGCTTACTATTTAAACTAGCTGCTACAGGTGTAGTTAGTTTTGTATCAACAGTTAATAACGTAGCTACAACTTTATTAACAACTGTCTTAACAGCAACTTCAGGTGGCTGGATTGACGTTGGTTTCTATTTTGATGGTACAGACATTCTTGTCTATAACGCAGATGTAGTTGTTGGTCGTGTCTCAGGTGCCTCTGTTGGTGCTGCTTCTACTACTTTAACTAATGCACTTCTAACTCCAATTACTCAAATCACTCCTGCTGCAACTGAGACTGTCTCTTTAGACTATGCTCTTATTGCTCAAGAAACTGTACGCTAGGATAAACAATGGCTAACTCAACCACTATTCAAATACTTGAGGATGGTGCAGCTCATACAGTAATTAAACTTGAAGGGGTGTTAGACACCTCTGATGTTTCTTCTACTGTAGTTGTTGACCCAGCTGCTCAGTCATCTGTTGACCCTACGGGGTCTAACTACCTTAAAGCTACTAAATATAAACTAGATAAGATTATTCATAACATTGAAGATGGCTTGTCAGTCAACTTGTTTTGGGATGCTACAACTCCAGTTCGTATTGAAGAACTAACAGGTCGTGCTAAAGTAGACTACCGTGACTTTGGTGGCTTACAAAACAATGCTGGTGCTACAGGCTTTACAGGTAAGGTTACATACACGACTGAAGGTTGGTCTGGTATTAAATCTTTCTCTGTTATCTTGTATCTAACTAAACAATGGTAAGTATTCAATCTCAAGCTAAAGAGGTACAACTATCTGCTATTATTACTCGTGCTAATGGCACGGTAGAGGAGTTGGGTACTATTGCCTATTGGAATAAGAATATATTTAAAACGCTATTATGGAGAATTAAACAATGGCTACGCTAATCGTTACAACTGGTAAAGCAATAGTTACCAATAGAATTAAAGGGGCTGGTACAGAGCCTTTGAACGTTGCATGGGGTACAGGTGCTGGTACTACAGCAGCTGCTGATACAACACTATTTACTGAAACTGGTAGTCGTGTTGCAGGTACATCAACTCAACAAACAACTACAACTGCTTCTGATACCTATCAAGTGGTCGGTACTCAAACTGCTGGTGGTGTCTTAACAATCACTAATGCTGGTTTGTTTGATGCCTCTACTTCTGGTAACCTTTTTGTTAAAGGTGACTTCACAGGTATTGTATTAGCTTCAGGTGACTCAATTCAGTTTACATTCAAGACTCAATTCAGTTAATAAGAAATGGCTTTAAATGGGTCAGCATTAAATGTTGAAGCAGTCAATGGTAATGGTTCTGTAAACTTCTTACAAAACCTTATCATTGCTTCGACTGTAACCTTTAGTTTTCTTAAGGGTGTTAGTTTAATTAAAAGTTTAACAAGTGCTATTACTCAGTCGTTAGTTGTATCTAAAGTTAAGAATGTATTATTGTCTATAAGTTCTACTGTATCAGTTACAACATTAAGAGTTATAGGGAAGCTTGTGAGCTACCTACAAGGCTCTAGTAATATCTTGTCAATGATAACCTCTAGGTTTAGAACTTTAAATGTCTCTAGTACAGTTATAGAGACAGTTATAAAACTACTTCCTAAGACTTATTCAGTTGTTAGTAGTGTCACTCAAAGTATTTTTAAGAATGTTGGTAAAAGTCTAATAGCTTCTTTAACTTCTACAGCCTCTTTTGTTAAAAGTGTTTTTAAGAATATAGT